CGAGCTTAGTCTTGGGCTTGGCGCGTACTTGAAAACGTGTTGGGAAGCAGCTCGCATAGCCAAGAAACCCATTGAGAAGACCATGCTCACAGCCATGCGGCAGCGTAATGGTGAGTATGAGCCAAGTAAACTGTCTGCTATCCGCCAGCAGGGCGGCTCCGAAGTATTCATGATGATAACGGAGGTTAAATGCCGGGCAGCTGAGAGCTGGCTGCGTGACATACTGCTGGACACAGGCACACCTCCTTGGGGGATCAAGCCCACACCGATGCCCGATCTTGGTGAAGAAACCGAACAGTTTGTTAATGCTGCAGTCGAAGAGGCTGTTATGGCCATGCTTAGCGGGCAGCAGCGGGCACCATCTCCGACCGAGACCGAGCAGCTACGGGAGATTGCCGGGCAGGAGTTCCGGTTCAAGATGATGCAGGCGGCGCAGAACAGGGCTGACCGGATGACCCAGCGGATATCCGACCAGTTTGCAGAGGGCGGTTGGGCTGAGTCGTTCAACGACTTCATTACTGATATCGTCACATTCCCGGCGGCCTTTGTCAAAGGACCGGTTATACGCAGGCAGCGTAAGCTGGGCTGGGTTATGAGTGAAGATGGTTCGGTTACTGCCGAGCCTACGGATGCCATAGCACCTGAGTATGAGCGGGTTGACCCGTTCAGAATATACCCTGAGCCGGGTATTACTACGGTTGAGGAGGGGTATATGTTCCAGCATCACCCTCTTACACGTACAATGCTGGCTGAGATGATCGGTGTGCCGGGTTATGACGAGCAGGCCATACGCAAGACCCTTGCGGAAGGCCCCAGCAGCACGTGGGTCCATGCAGATGTTGAGGAAACCAAGGAAGAGATCGAGCGCAAGTACTACACGGAGATGCGACCAACCGATATTTATGACGCATTGGAGTTCTGGGGCAAGATACCCGGTAAGTTCCTGCGTGAATGGGGCATGACGGACGAAGAGGTGCCGGACGAAGCCACAGAATACGACGCAAATGTGTGGATGATGGGTAACTATATCCTGAAAGCCGTGCTTAATTACGATCCGATGGGGTACAAGCCCTACAGCAAGACATCATTTATCAAGCAGCCCGGAGCCTTCTGGGGCAAGGGGATACCCGAGATAATTGAGGACGTACAGAGCGTATGTAACGCGTCTGCCCGCGCACTGGTTAATAATATGGGTATTGCTTCGGGTCCGCAAGTGGAGGTTAACCTAGACCGCATACCCGCAAACGAGGATATAACACAGATTCACCCATGGAAAATATGGCAGGTTACCAATGACCCGGCAGGGTCGTCTGCAGCAGCTGTGCGGTTCAACCAACCTGAAGATAATGCGCAGACGCTTATGGGTGTGTATGAGAAATTCTCCAAGCTGGCTGATGACCACAGCGGCATACCGTCATATCTGTACGGCGACCTCAACGTGCAGGGGGCCGGGCGCACCAGCTCAGGTTTGTCCATGCTTATGGGTTCTGCTGGTAAGGGCATACGGCAAGTCGTCATGCATATTGATGCGGACGTAATAAAACCTGTTGTGCTACGTCAGTACATATACAACATGCGGTACGACCCGGACATGAGCATCAAGGGCGATCTGCAGATCGTACCCAAGGGTGCGGTTAATCTGGCGACCAAGGAGACACTTAACGCCCGCAGGATTGAGTTCCTGCAGGCTACGTCCAACCCGATTGATCTTGAGCTTATGGGTCAGGATGGCCGGGCGGCTATCCTCAGGGAAATTGCAAAAGGCTTGCATATGCCCTCTGATGAGGTTATTCCGTCTCGTGAGAAGCTCGCCATGTCTGGACAGACACGGCAGCCGATGCCGCCTCAACCCGGTGGTTCGCCACCGAACCCGCAGACACAGTCTCTTGACCCCGCAGGGGGACCCAAGGGCGGAGCTGAGGGTAACTTGGTAGGAACAAGTGCTAATGGCTAAAAAATATAAATCTGAGCCTGCACAACAGTATGGAGCTATGCATCCGAGCACTATAGCAGGTAACCCGAAGGCATACGCTGATAAGTTTGGTCGTTCCGAAACGGCCCGACACCCGGATAAAAAAGGTGGTAGCCGGGCGACTAACACGACGAAGCATTCTGGTGACGGTGTAGTGTCGTCGGCCAAAAGCTTCTTTACAAACTCAGGGTCTTCAACCCACCGCAAAACGAAGACCATAAAAAGGACAATTAAGTAATGCGTAGGCCGGAGTACGACACGGTACAGGATGCCGCCCGTATAGCCAAAATCAACAGGCATTTTGTTGATTGGCTATATTCGTGGTATACTGCCGAATTGTCGGAGCTGGTCTACAATGCAGACAACGCAGCACAGAAACAAGGGCGGTGCCAAGCGTTGAAGGAACTCCATGAGTTCATCTCCAAGGCCCCTGACATGTATGTGGCAAAACCTGACAACAGGAAGCCGCACCCTACGCATACCGATAGGAGCGTATAATGGCTATACCAGAGCAAATTCGTAAGCAGTCTGAGGAAATTCACAAGTTCTACAATCCGGAGAACCCGGACGAGACGGAAGGCCAAGACGCCGATCCGGATGGTCAGGATGATAACGAGGATGTAGATCAGGTTTCTTCTCGGGGTGAGGATGAAGATGCGACACCGGCACCTGCCAGAGACCATGGCAGCGATGGTGATGAGGAAACATTCGCGCATAAATACAAGACCTTACAAGGCATGTATAACTCGGATGTGGCACGACTTCAGGCTGCAAACAAGCAGTATGAGGATCGTGTGTCCCATTTGGAACAGCTTATTGCTTCGGTAAAAACACCGCAGAGAGATGACGCCGGAAGACCCAAGACGCAGGCAGAGCCACAGCGTTACGTCAGTGAAACTGACATTGAGGAATACGGCGACTCCATCGACGTTATGCGGAAAGTATCGAAGGAAGAGCTTAACCCGATCATGAGCAAGATGAGCCAGCTTGAGTCCACGCTGTCTGAACTGGCCAACAACCTGAACGGTTCGGTTATGCCGACTGTACAGAATGTGGCCAAGCAACAGCAGCAGTCGGCCTCAGACAGATTCTGGTCTGACTTGTCACGGAGGGTGCCGAATTGGCAGCAGCTTAATAACGACGACGGCTTCAAGGACTGGCTTCTTGAGGTTGACCCACTTAGTGGAGAAACTAGGCAGAAGCATCTTGCTGCTGCTCAGGAGAACCTCAATGTGGATCGTGTCGTTGCTTTCTTTGAAGCATATGCACCTCAGTCTGGTGAAAAAGCTAAAACCGATGGTCAGCCCAGTCGGTCTGCTTCCGAACTGGAGAAACAGATAGCGCCGGGTCGCTCGCGTAGCGCCGGAAAACCTGTGGACCAGTCGTCCAAGACATATTCACCCGAACAAATCCGTGAATTCTATAGTAAGGTACGGGCGGGTAAATTTCGCGGACGTGAAAAGGAGCGTGACCGGATAGAGCGCGACATCTTTGCTGCACAGCAGGATGGCCGCATTGTTCAAAACGCTTGACAGTAAGGAGAGGGTATCATGTCATATCCTGTAACTTCCGGTCGCCCAAACTATAGCGGTAACTTTATCCCCGAAATTTGGTCGGGTAAACTTATCGAGAATTTCTACGACGCAACTGTGCTGGCAGCTATTTCCAACACAGATTACGAAGGAGATATTCGTAGTCATGGTGACACGGTGAACATCCGGACAACCCCGGAAATCACCATCCGTACCTACGTTAAGGGGCAGACCCTTACCGTGGAAAACCCCGACAAGCCGAAGATTCAGCTCTTGATCGACAAGGGCGACTACTTTGCATGTATCGAAGACGATGTGGATAAAATCCAGTCTGACGTTGATCTCATGGACAAGTGGTCCAAAGACGCTTCGGAGCGCATGAAGATCAAGATCGACCAGCGTGTCCTTGCAAACATTGTAACTGAAGTTTCCAGTTACAACGAAGGCGCAACTGCCGGTCGTATCTCTGGTGACATCAACCTTGGGGTTACTTCTACCCCCGTGGCGCTTACTTCCGCCAATGTGCTTGAGTACATTGTGGATATGGGCACTGTGCTTGATGAAGCCAACGCACCTGAAAGTGACCGCTTTCTGGTTATCCCCGCC